TAAAATAGAATGACTAAGCTTTAACGTGTTTAATAACATGATATAATTCCCATTCAGATTCAGGAACATATAAACATTTGGTTCTTAATTCTAGTTCCATATGACCAATAACATAACTTAATGTATTTATTGTTTTTAAAATTTCTTTATTATGTAATATGATTTTACCATTTTCATTAATATAAATTAAATTCTTAAAAAATTTATATATATATATATATATATATATATATGGACTTTAAACAAAAATATTTAAAATATAAAATGAAATATTTAGAACTTAAAAATCAAATAGGTGGAGGTATAGATCCTATGCAAATTCTACATGCTATTAAAAACCCACCACGACTAATTGAATCACCTGACGACATAGAAGTACTATCTGATGTCCAACATCGCTGTAGAAGATGTAAAGCACTTAGCGGTTCATTATTAATAATTCCTCATAATTTACATTGTATATATAATAATTCAACTAATTTAAAACAATTCATATTTGGAGAAAGAACACCTAATAAATCACCTATTGATCCATCCAAATGTTTACCAGTATTACAACATCAATCTGGTTGTATTAGTAATATAACTAAATATACTACAATTGGCACAATTGGATTGGATACGTGTGTTTGTGTGTGTATGCGTGCACGTGATGGAACACTAACATCTCTATCGCATGTAGATACACTTACTCAAAATAGATTAGGTCCATATTATATGTTTCCACCAGATACAACTGATGTATATATAATTGGTGGTAATTCAACATCACGTGATTTAATAAATAATATACTTGAATTATTAGCTAGGTTTAATTATAAAATTACATTTGCTCATATTCTTGATTCTAAAAGTAATAGTTTTGCAATTAATTGTATTACAGGTGAAACATATTTGAATAATGAAATTATACCAATGAGAGATATGCTATTAACTAAAGAACACCATGAGTATTTAGAATTGTTAGCACTTCAGATTCAGAGCGGAAAACAGTATCCATTAGAAGAAATTAAAATAGAATGATTAAGCTTTAACGTGTTTAATAACATGATATAATTCCCATTCAGATTCAGGAACATATAAACATTTAGTTCTTAATTCTAATTCCATATGACCAATAACATAACTTAATGTATTAATTGTTTTTAAAATTTCTTTATTATGTAAAATAATTTTACTATTTTCATATTTATTTTTGATGTAATTTAATAATATTTTTAAATCAGTTGATACCATACTATGAACATAATGATCTTGATAACAAGAACTATTTGTTTTAGATGAATAATTATAACTACAATTATCTTGAAATGAACAAAATTTATATGAACACCTAGATATTAAATTTTCATATTTATGATCTGAGTTATCAGTAATTTTATCTTGTGATAATTCTTCTTGACCTATACGAAGACGTAATGTTTCACTTAAATCTAATAAAATGATTAAACATTGTATAAAAAAATCATAATCTAATGTTTTATTTTGTAAAGTATATTTAGTTAATAATTTAATAATATCCAATTCTTTTTGTAAAATAGTCAATCCCGGTTTTTCTTTTAATATAATAATATCATTTGGATTATTACATAATTGTTCAATTTCATGTAATTTATCTAAATAATTTTTTTCAATTTGGTTAATTTTTGTTTCTATATTTTTCTCTTCTTGTTTATTACTTAATTTATTAATATATTCATTTATACGTGGATAATTACTCATATCATATTCTATATTATGATTAAACCATGTTAATTCTGACATTTATATTTTTATTATGAAAATATCTTTATATAAAAATTGAATATATTATATTTTCAAAAATAAAATGTTGATATTAAAATGGACATGACAAAAGTCATTGAAGACAGTGGAGACTACATAGAAAACAACATAGAAGATATTAAAGACTATATTGATGATATATTTCCAACAGAATCTCCTACTAGATTAGAAGAAAATATTCAAACTGCATCATATATTATTAAAAATGGAATACCTCATGCTTATCCTGAGTATGATATTTATGCACAACATATAGATAATATATATTTTGAATTAAAATTAACAGATATTTGTCAAAAACTATCCGGTTTTATTATTATTTTTAATAAAAATAAAATGGCACCAACACAACAAACAGATAAGATAATTACACATATTCATCAAGATCTAATTAATACATCAACAAAAATTATAAATCAATTTAAAAATAGATTAAATCAAATAATTATTATATTTAATCAAATACTTGCTTATTATAATGATATTAGAAATAATAAAATAAAAATCACAACTTTTATTTCATTTGATTTTGATAATCTAAATAGACAATTATTATCATTATATGGAAAGTAATAAAATATTTTTTATAAATATAATTAAAGTTATTATATATATTTATATATAATGAGTAAAAAAATAACTAATACTACCGGGTATGAAAGACCTAAAAAAACATATCAAGATACACTTACAAATAAAGAAATAAAAGAAAAATTAGCAGATTATAAAAAATGTTCAGACATTAAAAAAGTATCAATCGGCACACATTTAAGATATTTTACTACTGATCCACAAACAAAAAAACCATTATTTAGATTAGGTGGGACATTAAATAAAATTGATCCAGAGGGACGTTATATTATTTTAAATAATGGCACTGTGTCATGGTCTGTTCAAATAAGTGGCACACAATTTTGGCAAAAATTATCTGAATCAGAATTAAAAGAAGAATTAAAAGAAGAATTAAAAGAAGAATTGAAAGAAGAATTGAAAAAAGAATTACTATCAGATGATCGCGTGAATATAGATCAAGAAAATAAAGAATTAAAAAAAGAAATAAAAATATTATATAAAAAAATTGAAACTTTGGATAATGAAAATGAAAAATTAAAAGATCAACTAAATAAGATCGTAAATGAAATAAAAAAGAATAAAAAAAAATAATTTATATTAATACTTTAAAAAATTATAAATATTTTCTTAATAAGAGTATATAATGGTTTCAGATAAAAAACAATATAAAGGAACTCGTAAAATATACAATTCAAAAACAGATAAAAATAAAAAAAATAATAACAGTTCTGACACAAACACACCTACAAGTACAGATGAATCAATGAAAAAAATAATAAATGAATTACCATTAGATCACTCTGCGATTAATAATGGGATGATGAATAACCCAATGATGAATAATGGAATGATGAATAACCCAATGATGAATAATGGAATGATGAATAACCCAATGATGAATAATGGGATGATGAATAACCCAATGATGAATAATGGAATGATGGATAATGGGATGATGAATAATGGAATGATGGATAATGGGATGATGAATAACCCAATGATGAATAACCCAATGATGAATAACCCAATGATGAATAACCCAATGATGGGAGCGCAACATGATAATTCATATGATGCATTATCAATTCAAACAATAGGCGCATCTAATAATATGCAAAATAATACCGGGCATCGTGGATTTAGTAATTTATCTTTATTAAATAATAATATGTCAAATACAAATTATTCGGCAATGGGCTCACAAATGAACCATGCAGGGATGAATCATGCAGGGATGAACCATGCAGGGATGAATCATGCAGGGATGAACCATGCAGGGATGAATCATGCAGGGATGAACCATGCAGGGATGAATCATGCAGGGATGAACCATGCAGGGATGAACCATGAGGAAGATAATACCCCTAAATCTACCCCACCTGGAGATCTTAAAAATTTAGCAAATTTAGCCAAGTAATAATTAAACTATTACATTTTTTTAATCACATTTTTATAAATTAATAATTTATAAAAATGTTTTAATTAATTATATATTGTTATTTTAGGAACATTAATAATGTCTTCAATAATATAAATATCATTTTCTAATAATTTATATTGATTATTTTCATCTTTACCAAGTTTTCCAACGGGAAAATTTAATAAATTATCATAAATAATATCGGTTTCTTCATTTAACCAGTATATTTCATCTTTAGAATAGTTATTATCATCAATTATTTGCACTGCTTTTATTTTACGAATTTTAATTTTTTTTATATTTGAATCTTTTGCATATAATCCATTATCTAATTTAAGATCATATTCAATTTTAGTTTGAAAAGCAGGTCCAATAGGTTTTTCAAATAGTGAATCTTCATTAAATTGAAAACATTTATATTTAGTTCCCATCATATTATGTGCTTTAAATAATTCACAATCCACCGCTGCAGATTTAACGGCATCACTAAAAGATAATAATAAATTGTTTTTCTTTCTAGATATATTTTCTAATCTTTCATCAGTTGTTTCTTTCCCCGATTTTCTAACTACTTTATATCTAAAAACATCCAGAATACGTTCTTCTAATGGTAAATCTTTATGTTGGCAAAATCGCAGCGCTCGCCCTATAACTTGTTCTATACGCACTTCATTCCAATACGGTTCAAGAATATGAACTTGTCTAACATTATTTAAATTGATACCTTCAGCGCCTGCAGGTGATATCATCATTATTTTACAGTGTTTACCATATCTATTACTTGTCATATTAAAAATTTCTTTATTTAATCGTCTAACATCTTTATCAATACCACCATGAAATTCACACCATCTTAAACCATCTTTTGGTAATTTATCAGTATCATGTAATTTATTTTTATTAAATTCTTCATCTTTATCTATATCAACAAACCCAAAAAAACTTAAATAAACTTTAAGTAATTGTAATCCTTCCATTTCAACGTAATTAGAATAAATCATAACAGTACCTTTCGTATTTAATATATTAAAAATAATTTTAACAAATTTAGGACTATACATATACATATTAGTAAATAATTTTGATTTTTTTGGTTCTTTTTCAAAAAAAATATTAAAATCACTTTTATATTTTATATGAAATGTTTTAATATCATTATTAATTGTATAATTATTTTTTATATCTTCTCTTAAAATATTTTTCATAAATTCAATAAAACTATTTACATATATTCTAATTGCTTTAATATATTCAAGAACTTCTGCTTTTGTTTTTATTAACTGTTTTTTCTTATCAACATTTTTACCTTCATCTATTATAATTGCATCTGAATCTTTTAATTTAAAATTACTAGGTCTTGGGCGTTTTTCTCCATTAATTAAATCTGATATTGTAGGGAATACAAAATTACATGCTTGTCTTGTATAAGATGAATATGTAGACATTGAGTCGCCAATTTTACCTCTAGACATTTTAATTCGTAATTTTTCTTTCTTTTCTTCAATATCTTCAAAATAATTATATATTTCTTCCTGGAATGTATCCATTGTTACATTTACATAATGGACAATTTTTTTAGCATATTTATCAGGTGTTGCTCCTATATAATATGATACTAAACCTAATATACGTCGTTGAAACATATTTTTTGTATTTTCATTTAATGATGCAAAATTAGTAGAACTTATAAATAATTGTTCAAAAATAGCTTCTGATGTTGGAAATGTTTCAGGACGTAATAAATTAAATATTAATGCAAATTCAAATGGAGTATTAACTACAGGAGTTGCAGATAATAATAATATTCTTGTATTAATATTATCTTTCTTTTCTTGTTGTATATAATCATATATTATTTGTGCTCGTTTTCCTTTTTTAGATGCTACATTATTATATACATTAGTTATAAAACGATGAACTTCATCAATTACAAATAATGATGTTTTATTTGAATCTGCTTTTCTTACTTTTTCTAAAAAATCTCTATCTGCAAACGGTGAGTCATAATGAATAAATATAATATTTGCAAATCGTTTATCAAAATCATCTTTTTTCATCCATTTATTAATGTCTTTAATCCATGGGTCATCATGTAATGATGCTGGAATTAATAAAAAGATATTCCATTTTGGAGTATAATTATATAATATATTATAAATATTAATCATTGTATTTGTTTTACCAGAACCAACACCGTGATAAATTAATAAATCTTTGAAAGGTGATTGATAATTTAGATATTGACCAATAAATTCTTGATATAATGTTAAACTATCTGTTTTTTTTTCATTACATGGATCATCACCTTCTTTCCTTATAATTTCAGGTAGTATATATTGTTTAAAGTTATTCATAACCCATAAAGGAAATACTCGTCCATTTTGTTCCCAATTTATATTTATTTTAGACATTTTCTATTATATATTATAATAGAAAACATCTAAATTATTTTTTCTGTTATTTCATAAATTTTTATTTTGTTTAAAATTATTATTAACTATCTCCATAATTGTAGTGGTATTATTTATAGCATTTGATGCGAAAAAAAACAGTGTTATTGCAAAAATGAGAAAGACTACTACAATGGGTATAAATGATCCGCTCGATAAAGTATCTACAGGTTGTGTTTGCGGGCGATTCAGCGGTGGTGCTATATTTGTTGTTGCTGGATTACATTGTTTGAAATCTAATGAATTATATTTCCAAAATTTATTATCATATGCTTTTTTCACACTGTCACATGTATAACAATCGTCTATTGGTTTTGCACCATAACATGATGAAAATGTATTCATTAATGGTGTTACATTAGTTGTTGCTGGATTACATTGTTTGAAATCTAATGAATTATATTTCCAAAATTTATCATCATATGCTTTTTTAACACTGTCGCATGTATAACAATCGTCTATTGGTTTTGCACCATAACACGATGAAAATGTATTCATTATATAATATTAAATACAAATTAATTTTTACAAATTAATTTTTACATATTAATTTATGTGGATCTGTTTTATAATAATTTCTATTATACATTAATTCACAATCAAATGCAGATTCTTTTAATGCTAATTCAAATACTTCAATTATTTTATTTTTTTCTTGTGCCATAGACCATATATATTGATCTATTGTTTTAATACCTTTATAAGTTGCTAAATATAAATATATTTTAACAATACGTTTTGATTTAGGTACATCTTTATGAGAACAAAATCTAACAGCACGTCCTATGATTTGTAATAAACGTGACATATTCCAGTATGGTTCTAAAATATGAACTTGTTGAACTCTTAATAAAGATATACCTTCTTTTATAGATGGTGATCCTAATATTATTTTAATTAATGACCCATCTTTATTTATTTTTTGATTAAAAACATATTTAATTTCTTCTTTTAATTTTAATGGCTCATCACCTGACCATGTAGCAAATCTTTTGGGTCCTTCACCATAATCTTTATAATTTTTCCATCCATGATATTCAAGAAATGTAATAAGACATTTAATACCTCCTAATTCTTTAAAATTAGAATATACAAATATAGGACCTTCTGCTTTTATTATTTTTTTATACATTTTAAAAAATTTACTTGAATATTCACCTATATTTTGTATTTGCAATATATCTCCACGGAAAGAACTAAAACCATTATCACTAATTGATTTATTAGGAAAAGAAATATTTGAAATCATTCTAGGTCCTAAATAAAAATTTTGAGACATGTTTAATATATCTACATTTTTAAAAGATCCTCTTACAAAATTACTATCACTACTTAATGCTGTTAAATAACTTTTATATTGAAAATTACTCATGTGACATTTAACTAGTTTAAATTCCGTTTGGGGATAAGCTATAGGTGGTGCACCTCTATAATAAGAAATTAAATTTTTAATTTTACTTCTAAAATCCGACATATTGATAACTTTATAATTTGTATTATTAGTAACTTTAATATAATTTTGATTAAATTCTGTTATAGGTAATAAATTATCTTTTTTTAATAAATTTAATGTTAAGGCTATTTCAACTGGTTTATCAAACATTGGTGTTGCACTTAATAATAATATTTTTAATGTATCATTTGATGCATTTATTACTTGTGTTAGTAATTTATAAAATGTTCCTGACATTGATATCATATTTTGCACTTCATCTATTATAAATAATGTATTATTTAAATTTTTAATTTTATTATCTTGAATAAGTGCTGCAAATTTATGATATGAATAAATTGTATAATATTTTTCTATTCGTTCTGTAGATTTTATAATTATATTTTCATACATAGGATCATCTTTATTTAATTCTTTTAATTTTTGACGTTCTATAGGCGTAAGATATTCATCGCCTGGGCATTCAGATCTTAATTCATTTATAAAAGTACCTATTAATGCGGCAGGTAATACAACAACTATATTAAGTTTTTTTTTAAATTCTTCTGCTATGGTAATTGCGGTACATGTTTTACCTGCACCTATTTGATGAAATATTAATATACCTCTAATACTAGGATCTATTTTCCATAAACTAAATCCACTTTTTAATAATTCTGGTAGGAATTTCTGTTGTGGTTGTAAAGTAAATTTTTTAGGCAAACAAAAGTCTTCCATTGTTTGTTTATCTAAAGGAATTTTATATTTTTTAAATTCTTTGCTTATTGATACATTAGTTTTTTTTGTCATATTATGTATAATTAAATAATCTTAGATAATAGTTATAGATTAATTTTATTTCTGTTAATTTATTTCTAATTTCTTCTATTTGCACTTTACATATCCTTGTATCATTAATCGTATTTAATAATAAATTTGAATTAATCTCATGTATTATATTATTATACTTTAATAATTTAATTAATGATTCATACTTTGTTACACTTTGTTCTAGTTGTATATTATAATAAGTAATATATTTGTATAATGTCCATAATATTTTATAGATTGCTAATTTTTCATTTTTATCTGAGTTAATAATAGTAAATACATCATGAACTATTCCTGTGGTTATATAACAATTCCACGTATTCACTTGGCTCTCTGACATTTTGTTGTTAATTATATATAAAAATATTAAATAAATATTAAAAATTCAATATTTTTATTATGGTTAATAATAAAAATTTCACTATTTTAATTATGATGTAATAATAAAATTCAATATTTTTATTATGGTTAATAATAAAAATTTCACTATTTTAATTATGATGTAATAATAAAATTCAATATTTTTATTATGGTTAATAATAAAAATATTAATTTATATAAAATTAGTAATTTAATTGCTGTAAGCAGTGCCAGCCATACCACTCATTACACGGAGAACGTTGTAATTCTGAACATATACATTGACAATTGAGCTATTGGGAACACTGGCAGAAGTATTCACATTAAGTGTGGCATTATCAATGCGCGAAAAGTTGCACGAACCAGTTGGCTGATGGTCCTCCGCCTTGAGAGCAAACGAATATACATTAATGCCATCAGCAGGAGTATTGGTGAAATGCTGAGCAGGCTGGACATAGTTGAAGTAGCTGCCGTCACGCTCCTGGAATCGGTCATGACCGTTTAATTGGAGCTTGGCGCTAACACACGGATTAACAGAGCCATCAAGGCACATACCATAATTGTGGTAATTAACAACATTTTGTGTCCATGCATCTAATAATGCATTAGTTGGATCTGTGCGCGCAGCCGCAATACCAGTAATAGTAGCTATCCATGCTTTAAGTGTAGCTGGGCTTACCGAAATATCTTCAATTGTTAAACTATTTTTAATAACAATCACATTATCAAGTGCAGCAGCAGCAGCTACTTTAACATCTGTTATTGTAGATGCTCCTAGTTGAGGTGAAGTTCCTGCTGTAGTATTTAGGGGCACACAGCGTACGCCAATCTTATCAATTAATCTTTGTAAATTACTATTACCACCGGTAATTGCTGCAGCAGGTGTGAAAATATCACTCGCGCCTACACCAACAGTATGAGTTATAGTAACGGGGGTATCATCACTCACAGCAGCTGTAATAATTGCAATAATTTTAGCAAAACGGTTACGAGCCGCCTCCCAGTTGCCATCAGTAGCATATGCAACCCATTGATTACGAGTATTAAAGGTTGAAACATGGGGAGCCCAGATTAAATATTTAGAGGGATGATTAAAATTTAATCGGAGTTTGTTATTTGATACACCAAGTGTCTCCGAGCCAGTAAACTGAACCTGTTCAATTAAATACTCATGCGACGCCTGTGCGAATCGCTTGCGCTCCTCCGAATCTAAATATACGTAATCAATTAACAGGTAAGAATCAGCCATTGCCATTTTGGCAGTGGGTGCTATGGTTCCAGCATAATTAATCACATCACCAAAATCACGGAATGTAAGAGTCACGCGCACATCATGGTATTGCAGAGCGATTAATGGCAGAGCAAGACCATTATTGCGGTTGAACCAGAATTGAAGAGGAATATATAACTGGTAAGCGGGGACCGCATCAGTAGTCATAGTGGTTAAAGCAGGGACATCGCCGATCATTTTAGCATATCCTGTCTCTTGTCCAGCCTTGTGAGTAAGCTCATACCAAATGTTAAGCCAGTCACCATATTGTTCATCAATCTTGGAGCCACCAATTTCAATCTTAACATTGCTGATTAAAGCATGTCCTAAACGGTTAACAAAACCCCAAGCATGAGTGCCAAAATTGGCAGTACGTGCAGGAAGTTTAACCACAACATACATGTTAGTAATTAAATCACCATTGCGATTAATGTTACAGGTGACAGTGCGGTTGAAATCGGCAGCACCATTCCAGGTCTGCTGAACGGGTTCAACCGAGAAGTTAGTATGGCGACGGTAAACAACCTTAAAAAAGGTAATCTGCGGATTGCCAGA